CGCAGGTCAGCGCCGCGAGCCATCGCGTCGTTCAGCGAGTTCTCCGCCTGCAACAACGCAATCGCAGCCTTGACCTGATTCTCGTTGGCTGCCGTCACAGTTTGCGAGGCAATCGCGCGAGCGTTACCCGAATCCACACCCAACGCGGCGGCCTGCTGCTGGGCGTCGAACAGCTGCACGTGGGACGAATACTCGCTGGTGACCTGGTCCTCCAACTGCAAATGAAGGTCCCGCAAGTCCCGGATCGCCTGCTCCCGGGCCGTGTTCAACGCAACCTGCGCGTCGTACTCCTGCCGCTGAGACCTGGCGTACGCCAGCTCCGCCGACGTCACACCCTGGTAGGCGTCCTGCAACTGCTGCTGAGCCTGCGCCACCCCATGCTGAGCCTGCGCCACACCCTGCTCGGCCTGAATGACCTGCTGGGCGGCCTGCGCCTCACTGTGCTGGGCGTCGGCGATACCGCGCACCGCCTGCTCGTAGGAGTGCTGCGCGTCCACCACCGACCGCTGCGCCTGCGCCACCGCCTGGTCGACCTGGGTGAAGTGATCCGTGATCGCCTGCTGCGCCTGGTGCACCGCCAAAGACGCCTTGGCCATCGCCTCAGCCACAGCCTGCACCGAAATCGACGCCAACGACCCAGAGTTGATGATGTCCTGGTAGCCCTGAGTCACGTCCGCCAGCGACAAGCCGAGCATCTGCGCCGTGTCAGCGGCGGACTGCTGATACTGGGCGGACTGCAGCATGTGCGCCCCGACTGTGCCCACGTTCGCCGCTAGGAGCGCCGCGTCCTGCGTCAACTGGTCGGTCGACTTCGACGCGTCGTCGGTGTGGGTGGCGAACAAGCCGACCGCCGCAGCGGCGAGACCGAGCAGGGCGAGAATGGGGCCACTGGCGGCGACCAGCGCGCCGAACCCGACCGCCGCAGACCCCGCCGAGATTCCCGCCGCCTCCACGGCCACAGCGGCGGCCGAAGACTCCACGGTCACACCCTGCAGGGTGGCGATCATCCCGGCTGCGCGGGCGGAACCGGTGACCATGTTCGCGCCGAGCAGGTTGATCCCGCCCGCGAGGGCCTGCACACCGGCGGCTGCCGTGGCCACGGCGCCGAGTAGCGGCGCGAACGGCCCGATGATCGTTGTGAGTCCGTTGAGCACGTCCGCGGCCACGTGGAGGCCCGCGGTCAGCACGGGGAGCGCCCCAGCCGCGAGTTGCCCCACGACGGAGGCGAGTCCGGCGATGGCTTGGTCGGCGGTGCCAGCGGCCGAAGCCCACGCCTCGCCGAGGTTCGCGGCGAGGGAGGTGATCGCGCCGAGCACGGAGCCGGCGATCGACCCCAGTGACTGCAGATCAGTCCCGAACGCGGTTGAGTGTTGCGACAGCGTCGTCAGGGACTGCCCCCCGGCCGCACCCAACGTGGACATGGCGTTCGCCGCGCCGGTCATCACCGGCATGATGTTCTGCATCGACGCCAACAGGCCGGGCATGGCGTTCGACGCCATCTGCGTGATCCCAGCCGTCAACACCGCAACCGCGGGCCCGGCAGTGGACATTGCCGCCGAGATCGACGGCCCCAACGCCTGAAACTCCGCATCCAGGGCGCGCCCGGCCTGCGTCAGGTACGGAACCGTCTGGTCCGAGGCATTCCGCAGTTCGTTGACCACGTCGTGGCCAAGCTGCACGAACGACGCCCGCACCTGCTCGTTGCTCCGCTGCACCACCGCGGCGGCGGCGATGAACCCCGCCCCAACGGTCGCCTCGACCGCCGCGCCAACGAACGGGGCGGCAGAGAGGATCGCGGCGGCAATGAGTTGCCCGTGCCCGGACATGCCCCGCCGTGTGGCTTCGTTCGCCGCTGCGGACGACGTCCGGCCGACCTCCGCGCCAGCCCGGGTGGACGACCCCAGATCGGGGTCCGCTTCGACCTTGACGTGGACGGCGGTGGCTTCTTGCAGCCTGCGCCAATCGGCCATCCTGGTTCCGGCGCCGATGGTGTCGACGTTCAGGCCGATAGCGACGGACGAGCGTTCCTGGAGCCGTCGCCAGTCCGCCATGCGCGCACCAGCACCAGCGGTGTCGACGTCGACACGGGCTTGGATGGCGTTGCGGGTGAACCGCTCCGCATCGGCCCGCGCTTGGTCGAGCCCCCGCTGGAAAGGAGTCCTGTCCAACGTGAGGGTCGACTCAATCGAGCCCGCGTCGAAGCTCACCCGACCTCACCGCCCCTCACTGAACGTTGAAACCCAGAGCGGACAGGTCGTCGTTCGACGCGAGCCCGTTGTCATCCTGCGGCGCGTCATCCCCAGCCAACTCGCGGTCCAACTCCTCCACATAAAGGCGCTGCTGCCACCACGGCAACGCGTCCCACTCGCCGACCGAGAACCCCAAATGCCGGCGCACCATGTAGTAGGTGCGCCGCTGCGCCTCAGTGCCCGCTAACTGCTCGTAGCGGGCCTCAAGCCTTCCGGGTTGTTCACCTCGGAGCTGATCCACCCCAGGAACGCCTGGAACCCGCGGTGACCCAACCCGGCGAGCTGTTCACGGCTCGGCGACCCGTCACACAATTCGAGGACAGCGTCGAAAGCCTCCTCATGGATCGCGTTGTGCTCGTCCTCCGTGAGGGACCCCATCACCCGCATCAACTCGTCGGTGTCAGAACGGTCCTCCACCGGCTTGCCGATGTGGGCGAGGTTGTCCCGCAGCCGCTGGTTGAAGCGGTTGACGGCCTTCGTGGACGGCTCCGGGGTGGTGCCCTTGACGCCGCCACCGAAGTCCCAGTCGAGGGACTGGACATGCTTGGAGAGGTCGAATCCGGCCATGTGCGTATCCCTTCAGGGGGCCAAGATCACAGCGCGGCCGCGTCCATCGTCTTGATCGTGATCTGAGACGGCTGAACAATCGACTCGAACGACACCGAATACGTGCGCGGCGCATTCGACCGCCGGTACGCCGTCTTGATCTGCGCCACCGACTTCACCTGCGGGACCAAGATGCGGCGCCAGAACCCGTTCGAGTTCTGCGCCTCCATACCCAGACCGAACGTGGACATCTCGTCGGCGATCACCAGCGTGGACGTGCCAGCAACCCCGGTGGACGCGGCCGTGGTGGTGATCGTGCCGCCACCGAAAGCCCACTGCATCGTCTGCAGGTCGTCCTCAGCCAACTCGATGTTGACGGTCATCGTCAGGCTCTTGGTGCGGTAGTCCACCGGGGTCATCTGCTCCTCGACCTCGATGGTGTCCGTCGCCCGCTGAAAGTCCAGGCTGGCGCCATTCGCTGAAGCACCAACCGGAACCCACGGGGTGGTCCACGCGGTGCCCAGGGCCACCGTGTCGGCCGGCAACGCAGGAGGCGTGCCCGGGACGTAAGGCTGCAGGTACACCGCCGCCAGGCCCGTGAGGACCTTGCTGGGGTTGTACTGGGGGACGAAGGTGGGCATCGCGGAGACCCTTCTTTCAAGACGAAACCCCCGCGCCGACGGGCTGCGGGGGTGAAGACGAAACGGTGGTGCGCGGGTCAGACCTCGCGAAGGGTGAGACCGGACTGTTCGGCTGCGGCGCGCACCTTGCCGGCGGTCGCCTCGTCGAGGTCCACGCCCTCAGCGGTCAACACGGTGTCGCCAACCTGGAACGAGTCGACGAACGGCGGCGGCGCCAGACGCACCGTGCCCGGCTTCGACGCGCGGGCAGGGGTTTCGGCTTTCGGTGCCGCCCCGGCGTCCTGCGCGGCCTTCTCCTCGGCGGTCAGCTTCCGCTCGGGGCTGTCAGCCATGGTTTATGCCTCCATGATCGTGGTCAGGTAGGTGCACACCATCTCGGTGCGGTTCCCGGAGTCCGGCAGCGCGGACAGCAGCGTCGGGCGACCGCCGGAGCGGGTAACCGAGATGAGTCGCACCGGGCCGATCGTGGCCGGGAATTGGGCGCCCAAGATGCGCTGGTCGGCGTCGTAGGCGATGGACTCGCAGTCGTCGGGGTTGTTCTGCGCGCCACGGCAGCGGAGTTGGAACCCCACAGTGTCTGCGGCGCCTTCCAACGTCAGGCCCGGCCCCGACGTGGGGGTGACGACGGCGAGCCGATCGGGCATCTGCGGGATCCGCTGCGTACCCGGGAACAGCGGCACCGCCACACCCAAACCCTGTAGCCAGGAGATGAGGTCCTTCGTGGCCCACATCAGCGTGGCTCGTACTGCTCGGGATGCAGGTGCCGGTGACGCCGCCCGTGGCGGCGCTGCTCGTCCAGTTCTTGTTGGGTGAGGCGACGCTGCTTGGGCGCCCGGTCGTACACCACCGCACCGTCCGACGTGACCGTCGGGTGCCCAGACTCCCGGAGGTTCTCGAACTCCCGCGGGGCCAGTTCCTCAACCTTGTCGGACAGGTTCTCCATGGCGTCGACCATGCCCGGCACGGGGCCTTCCTCGAGGAGTTGCTCGGCGACTGCCCGCAGGTAGCCCTCGTGTTCGGTGTGCAAGGGCTGCTCCAGGTATTTCGCCTGCCCGCCCCGTTCATGCCTGAGTAGGAGCTCCTCATGCTGGTATCGGGCGTACACCTGGTCGACCTCGACGCTGCCGACAAGGTGGCCGTGGCCGACCAGCTCGGACAGCTCGTCCAGACGCTCACCAAACCCGGCCACGGCTCACCCCCAACCCGAAGTCATCCATCCGGAACAGGTCACCGTCGTAGCGGTTCACGGCCCGCATGAGCCCACCCGACTCCGTGGTGCCCGGAACCACCGGCAGATCAATGTCGCCGCTGGCGATCATCTGCAACTGCCCCAACGCCTGCTGGTATCGCAGGATCACCGGGTCCCGGTCGGACTCGTAGTCCAAGCCCTGCCTGTACGTCAGGTCGCACAGGTAGGCGGCGATGTCCCGGGTGATGTCGGCGACCAGTTGCGGCGCCGGGTCCGGAAACGGTGTGGCGTACCGGGCGGACAAGCGTCCATCAACCTGCGCCTGAGCCGACACGATCGCCGCCGTAACGTCCGTGTCCGGCAGAGATGCCGCAGTGCCCTGCATCGCCTCCGGTGTCGAGGTGTCCCGGGCCAGCACGGCGCGCACATCCGACGCCGTGACATACACCGGTCAGCCCTCGTGCGTGGGCTCGTCGGCCTTCGCCCGGCCCCGAGCGGTCTTCTCCGCGGCCGCCCGCACAGCGCCGAACTCGGACGCGAGACGGTCGCCCAGATCCTTGTCCAGGTCGACCGTCTCGCCCCGAACGTAGGCGCGGCCCTCGTGCGTCAGCGCATCGTGGAGCACTTCGAACTTAGCCATCGTTCACGCTCCGGTGAATGTGATGCCGTACGTCAGCGTCCCGTCGAACTCCGGGGCGAGGACGTGTCCGTTGGTGTCGGACAGGCTCCGCTCGACAGTGACCGTGACCCCGGAAGCGGTGAAAACGGTCTTCTGCACGTTGAAGTTGCCCGACATTGACGAGTCGAACTCGGTGACCTTCGCGCCAGTGATGTCCATCTACGCCTCACACGTTGCTGATGACGGTGATGGCCTTGGGCTGGTCGATGCCGATCGCCGAGGCGCGCTGCACGTCGGACCGCCACGTCTTGCGGGGCTCGTCCCGGTACAGCGGGGTCGCCTGCAACGCGACCTCATCGGAGATGAAGCCCATAATGTTGCGCTGGCACACGATGGCCTTACCCGCCGGGACGCGGTTGGACACCACGACGTCGAGGGTGAGGATCTGGTTCGGCAACTTGCCCGTGTACTTCAGGTTCTCGTCCGCGATGTTGCCGACGTACGGGCCCTGGAACTGGCTCGAGTTGAGCAGGTCGAACTTCGTCGTCTTGTTGACGATCAGCGTGTCAGCCTCGAACGCGAACTCGGCGCCCTGCAGAGTCTGCGCGTTGTCGACCAGCTTGCGGGCGTTGTTGATGTCGGTGCGGATGTCCACCGACGCGCCCGACCAGCCCGCAGACACCGTGAGGGTGTTGACGCTGGCGTTGGTGAGGATGGTGTTGACGAAAGCGTCGTCCCACGCCTTGATCAGCGTGTTCTTCACCTGCATCAACTGGCGGGTGACGGGGTCGGTGATCTGCCGGCGGCGCATCTCGTCGGACACCATGATGGCCAGCGCCCGTTCCTCGACGAACGCGACCAGCGGGTTACCCACCGAGGTGGAGCCGACGGGGACCTCGCCGAACTCGGCGCGGATCTCCGTGGAGTCGTCGGCGTACAGCGGCGTCGACTCGTTGTACCGCACGCTGCCCGACTGGTTCATGCCGCCGTTACGCAGCACCGCATCCGCCAGGAACCCCTGAGCGGACATGTCGATGATGAGCTGCGGAATCCGCAGCGGGTCCTTCACAAAATCGTTGACTGTGACCCTGGGCCCGTCAAACGAGGACACGACCTTCGTAGTCATTGGCTAACTCCAGCTTTCTCGTGAGGGCCGGGTTCAGTAGATCCGGGCGCGGCCAACAGCCCCGGCAGTCACGCCGAGGGGCTCCGTGCACATGCCGACGATCTGGCGGGCGTCGGTTGCGGCTGCGGTTCCGGAGATCGGGGTGACCTGCCCGTTCGCCGCAGTGATCAGCTTGTCGCCGAAGTTCGCCGCAGCGGTGTAGGTCACGCGCACGTCCACGTCGCGGGCCACCGCGACCTTGCTGGACGGCCACCCGGTGTTGATCGGGTTGGTGGGGGCGGAACCGGCGGGCTGCGCATCCTGCAGCGCCACGCCCAACACGTTCGCGGCGGCGGCGCCAGCCGGGCCGATCTTGCCGCCCGACGTGGGCACCACCAACTGGCCGCCGGTGACGGCCACGGACACCTCGTACGTGTCGGGCCCCTGGACCTGACGGACGAGCACACCAGACATGAAAGTCTCCTGACATGCGAAAACCCCGCACACTGGCGGGGTTCGGGACGGGCGAAGGGCGGGGTTACGAGCGCAGTTCGGGGTGCACGTCGTACAGGCGGTCGAGGAACTGGTTGCGCTCGGTGGTCTCCGCCTGGTCCTTGTCGGTCTCGAACGCCGACCCGACAGCGGAGGACAGATCGAGGAGGCGGATCTTCTCCCCGAGCGCGGCGAACACATCCCGCACGACCCGGCCGGCGTCCACGGAGTTGCCGTTGGACAGCTCGATCACCTGGCGGCCTTCCAGCAGCGGACGGGCAAGGTCGGTGACGGCCGGGGGGATGCCGTACTTCTCGGCCAGCTGGGTGCGCTCGGCGACAAAGTCCCGCTCGTCCAGCTTGCGCTGCATGTTGGAGAGCTGCACCTCAAGCTCCTGGGCGCGGGCGTTCGCGAGTTCGGTCGCCGGGGTGTCGTTGGATGCGGCGACCGGCTCCGGCTCCGCAACCTCCGACTCCGGCTGCTGGTCCGCGGGCTGCTCCTGCCCGGCACCGTCCTCGGCGGCGAGGATGCCAGCAATCAGCCGGTCCAACTCCTCGTCGGACACGTCGTCGTCCTGCTCGGACCCTGAGGTACCGTCCTCGACACCCTCGGGAGTCTCGTCCTGCTCGTCCTCCACGGCACCCGGATCCGCAGCGGTAGCCTCCGGACCCTCCTGCATCTGGGCGATCACGGCGCGAACCACACGCCCGATCTCGTCCTCGGTGAGCGGCTTCTCGGCCATCTCGTTTCCTTCCTGCTCGCCGACGGGGGCGAACGTTTCGGTAGTGAGGTCGATGACCTCGCCGGCCTCCGTGGACAGGTTCACGGCCTCCCACGGGCTCAGGTCCGGCACCTTCGGGTCCCACGTGATCAGCGCGTGCTGCATCGCCGCGTCGTAACGCTTCCCGTCGGCCCGCTCAAGGTTCTCGAAGATTTTGGCGCTGATACCCACGCTGGGGTAGTTGGCCAGCAGCTTCGCGGCGTCCTCGTCGGCGCGGACGATCAGGTCGAGGCCCTTGTCGGTGATCTCCAAGTCCACTACCTCGCCGGTCGTGGCGAGCGGGTGCATGGTGTGCCCGTTGTCCTTGTCCGCGAACACCAGCGGCACGCCCGGAAACGCCTTGTCCCGGAACGCCTTCTCCATCGCGGTGAACATCTGCCGCGTGAAGTTGATGACGCGCTCAGCGCCGTACTTGTCCTTGTAGTTGATCGACCCGTAAGGCAGGACCTGCTTGCGGAACAGGCGAGAGCCGAGCCTTTTAGCCTCGCCCAACTCGATGGGCGACAGGATCTGTGTGGTCATCACGCCGCCTTCAGTCGTTTGATGCGGTCCAACACGGCTTGACCTGCGCCCAGCGCCCGCGCCCGTTTGAGTAGGTGCCGTTTGAGTCGGGCTCTTTTGGCGGGGTTGGCCCGTCCCCACGCCTGCACCGCCTTGCCGAGTTCGCCCTTGCCGCGGACCGGGAAGCTGCCGTCGGGGAGGGCGGTGCCGGTGTTGGCGGCCTTCTGCCGTGCCTTCGCCCGCAGTTCGGGGGCGACCTTCGCCAACTCGACGACGTTGCCACCATCGTTGGACATAGCCGCCGCTGCCGGGGTAGGCGGACCCGTGATCCGCTGCCTCTTCATGCGGGCAGCGGCACGCTTCGCGAACCGGCGGGCCTTCGCCGACGACATGCCCCGGGCGACCAGCTTCTCGTGTAGCCGGTCCTCCAACGGCTTCCTCACCGCCTTCGCGGGCTTGGCCGCGCTGCCGCTGCGGGAGAGGTCGACACGGCCGGCAGCGAGGCGTTGAGCCGCCAAAGCGAGGTCACGGGCGAGGCTCAACCTGTCCTGCTCCGGGACCTCCACGTCGGCACCCAGCGCGGCCAACTGCTTCCGCAGGTCGTCGATGTTGCTGGCCGACACCTTCGGCACCTCCACCGTGCGGGGCCCGGTCGAGAAGTCCGGTTCCGAGTACCACTGCCCGGCGCCCTGGTTGCCGCGAGGACGGCGAGGCTGCGACAGGTCGACCGGAAGAACGCGCTCCGGCTTGCCCGTGCCGTTGAGCACGAGTTGGCCAGGCTTGAGCCATCCGCCGTGGTAGGTGTTCGAGTGGTCCGAGCTGCGCGACCTGTTCGGGATCGCCTTCGCCTTCGCCCCCGACTCCAGCAACTTCGCCTGCGCCTTAGCAGCAGCGGCCTTCACCTCAGGCGACACCTTCTGCCGGCCGGCGATCCACCGCTTGAGCGCGGCACGAGCCACGGCGATAGCCCGCGACTTCGTCATGCCCCGCTCACGCATCAGGGCGCGGGCGATGTTTTGGACGTACGCGGGTAGTTGCTCGCCCTTGATGTGGTAGAGACCTGGCCCGCCCGGCTTGCCGAGTGGGGCGGGCGTCGACTCCAACGCCGCAGTCTTCTTGGACACCGTGTCCCTCCTCGTCAGCGTGGCTTGTTGGGCAGCAGTCCTCCGCCGACGAGTTGCCGGGTCCGATACGGCGGCACCGCGACACACCGGCAGGCTGGGTGCACTGTGCCTGGAAGGCCGATACGCGGGGGACGTTCGAGGATGAAGTTCTTGCCGTGAGCCGCCCGGCAGGCAGGGTCCGTTCGGCTATCCAAGATGGCGTGCCAGCCAAGGACGGTGCCGACCTTGCCGTGGCCGGTGACCCGCAGTTCGCCGTGCTGGTCAGCCGCCGTGTCCACCGCAGCCCCGGCCAGTTCCCGCCGCGTGCTCGCCTCGAGGTGCTGCTGCCAGTACCGGCGTTCCCGCCCGATCGCGGCCACCAGCCCATCACGGGACGGGTCAGCCAACACGTCGCGGGTGATTCTGCGGCCAGCCGCCAACAGGTACTGCGCCCGGCGTTGCACGTTGAGGCGTTGCATCAACCGGCCTGCTTCACCGTGTGGAGCCGTGGTGGGCTGCCCCCAGTGGAGGACGATCCCCGCAGCAGCGCGGGCAGCTTTCGGGGTCACCCGGATCTCGCCTCTACGCGCCGGTGGTCGGGTCAACAGGGCGACGATGTTCGACACCGACGGTGTGAGCGTGGCCAGGAGGACAGCCAACCCGGCGACGATCGCGGCGTCCTCCAACGCCTGCTGCTGCGGCGACTGGGGTTGCTGGGCGGGTGCGGGTGCGGTCACGCCGGCACCTCCCGCCCTCTCAACCGACATCCGGCACGGCGAACCCGTTCACCAACATCCACTGGTTGACGTTCGTGCCATCCGGTGCGTGGAGTGTGGCCAACCACCGGCCGTACTTGTCGACGCCGCTCTTGTAGGTCTGCGCGGTCCACTGCCCGGGGTGGGCGGTGATGAAGTCGGCCAGTGCCTGCTTCGACACCGGGCCCTCAGCGGTGGACAGCTCGGGTGCGTTGATGCCAGCCATGCGGACCTTGACCGTGTGGGCGGTGTAGAACCCGAGGTCGACGGTGAGCCACACGGTGTCGCCGTCGACAACCTGACCGATAGTGACCTTGTAAAGGTAGGTGGTGGCGTCGGCCATCACGCGGCCTTCCGGTCAGCGACCAGCTTCGCCGCGCCCTGCACCGCGTTCCCCAACCGGGCCGCACCCTCCGGGGTGCCAGGCGGGGCCTGCCGTGCCTGCATCACACCCTGCTTCTGCGCGTCCGCCAGATTCCGGGCCTGGTCCTGCTTGATCTGCTCGTCCTTCGCGCGCTGCTGAGCGAACCGGTCGATGGCCTCCACAACGTGCTGCTCATCCAACCCCAAGTAGCTCGCGGTGGTCTTCACCAGGGCGTCCACAAACTCGCCGGGCACGTTCAAGGTGGGGGCGTTCACGATGGTCTTCAACATGTCCAACGCCCGGTCGGTGTCCTTGTTCGCCAACGGGCCGATCGACAGCTTCGGCAGGTCCTTCTGCTCGCCGAAGTTGTAGACCACCAGCGGCCGGATCAGCCCCTCGTTGACCGCGTCGGCCATCTCATCGGCCACCGCCTGCCGCGACGCCAAGAAGAACTCGGACTGGTCCGCGGACAACGCATAGCTGCCGACACGGGACGCGGTGGAGTTGTCGGCCAACTCGGTGAACCCCGCCAGGACACTCGCCACCATGTTCGTTTCGAGGTACTTGATCGCCGCTAGGAACTGGTCCGCGCCCCGACCCGAGGACTCCAACAGCTCGAACGCCTTCGCCTGCGGATCCCCCGAGCGGGGTAGGCCGATCACCCCGCCGGCCTTCATGTCCGCCACCGTCTGCGCGTTCTGATCCGCCTCGGTGACGTCGTTGCCGTACACGATGGCGTTCGGCAAGCTCTGCTTCTCCAGGTACTGGAACCACAGGAACTGGACCTTCTGCGCCGTCTCATACGCCCAATAGGCCACGTCCATGTCGGAGATACCGAACACCGGCTCCCGGTGGCGGCCGTGGGTGTAGATGAACGCCCGCTGCTCCGGGATCCGCACATAGCCCGGCAAGGTGCCCGTGCCCTCCGCGGTCAACACGTCGCCGTTCGGGTGCGCCACCCGCTGCCGGAACCCGCTGGGCTTCCCGGTCTTCGGGTCGAACCCCGCCTCACACGACGCTGGGGGGCGCCACGCGATCTCGTCGAACACCACCCGGCCGCCGTCCAACTTCCACACCAACTCGTGGAACGTTTTCTTGTAGGTGCAGGCGGCGGTCATCTGGTCGATGACGAGACCGAGCTTGTCTTTGAGGACGTCACGGACGAAGTCCGCTGCCTCACCGGTGCCCTGGATCTCCCACTTCGCTGACCGCAACGGCAGGGTGAGTACCTGCTCGACGGACCGGGCTTTGCCGGACCGGCCGAGCATCTCCTTCAACGCCTGGTTGTCCCAGTCATAGGCGAAAACGTCCCCGGACCTGAAGTCGGGGAAGAGCCGGTCGTAGGGCCCGAAGGCGTTGGACAGGGGTGGCCCGGCGAGGCGACGCTTGTCGGCGTCGGTGAGCCTGCCGTTGCCGTTGGTTGTGGCGGCCATGCTCACCACCCCTCGTCGTCGCGTTGGGTGGGTATGAACCCGTCGGGGAGGTCTCCGGTGGTGTCGGGCCACGCGGGCTCGTCAACGACCACGATGGGGGCCCACTCGACGGCGAGGAGTTCGCGGCCGAACAGCCACAGGGAGATCCGCATCATCGCCTCCCCGAGCGTGGGTAGATCCTGCCCGTGTTCACGGTCCGTATTCGGAACTGGTGTGGGGTCGGTCTAACCCCCGTGCGGCGCGAGACCTTCCAGCGTCGCCGGTCACGCTTCGTGTTCACGACCAGCTAACGGCGTCCGCATACCGACGGACCTTCGGCCGCTCCACACGCCCCTGCTCGTCCGTCTGCCACGTCTTCTCCTGCCACATACACATCGCGATCGCGTCGGATGAGTCCGTGGAGCGGCCGAGGCGTTTCCGCAGCTCGTCCTTCGACTCCACCACGATCACCCCACCAGCGCGGATGTCCCACTTCGGCGCGGTCAACTCCGCCGTGAGCTCGTCGTCCGGGGGAAGTGCGAGGGTCGACCCGTGCGCCGGGTCCAGCAACTCCCGCAGATTCCAGTACGCCGCCGACCGGCAATTCTTGTGAAGCACGCTGGTGGTAGAATAGGTACCGCTGGAAGTCTCCAGCGTGTACACAAAGGAGCCGCCGCCGTGCGTGGAATCCGACCGGACCTTGATGCTGACGACCTCGTTGCCCGGTATCGGTCCGGAGAAACCCTGCTCTCGCTTTGCCGGCGGTTCCACACGGACCGGAAGCGCGTGAAGACGATCCTTCAGGCGAAGGGCGTCACCGTGCGCGGGCAGAAGGAATCCGTTCGCCTCGCCTTCCCTTTGCAAGTCCCAGCCGCTGAGGTCGTTACCCGATACCGAGATGGCGAGTCCATGAACATGCTTGCCGAGGCGTTCGGCGTTGACCGCTGCGTCATCCACCGCGCTCTGCTGGAAGCTGGCGAACGGATCCGCACTGGCCAAGAGGCGATCGCGCTGACCCGCACGGTCCACGTCAACGAGCCCGAGGTAGTGAAGCGCTACCTCGCTGGGGAATCGGTGAAGGCTCTGGGCCGTTCGTACGGCGTCCACGACCGCGCCATCATCCGAGCGCTCGAAAGCCAGGGCGTCGTGCGCCGGACGTCCGCCGAAGCCAACGCGCTGACCAGCGACCGGATGCCCATGGCGCAGCGAATCAAGCACGCCACCCGGCACACTGTGACATGGGAGGGGCGCTCCTACCCGCACTTCGCTTCCCCGTACCCAGAGAGCGCGAACAAGCGGGCGCTCGACCGCGAGCAGTCCCTCCGCTACCAGCAAGCGGACGAGGTCGAGGTCTTGCGCCTCCTGCCGACTGGATGGGTCGACGGAGAGCAAGTCGCGGTCGACCGTTACAACATCGACATCACCCGCAGGGCGGTCGCCGTGGAAGTTCACAGCTCCGGCCAGCACCCGTTCAGAACCGAACAGACGTGCCGCCGCGCCATAGACCTCGCTGAGCGAGGGTGGCACATTGTGTACTTCTGGCCCAGCGTTTCCAGCAGGAACCGCTTCCGCCCTGCTGGCATCGCAGAGTTGGTCGCCCACGTTGAGCGACTGAACCGGGACCCATCCCCGACCCGTCAGTACCTGGTGGTTCGCAGTCGCGGTGAAGTGGTCACCGCTGGCCATTTCGACCTCGAACAGCGGTCCCTGGTAGGGCGCACGGTAGATGCGGCGTAGTTCCCCGATCGGGGTTACGCGGTCTTCCCCGGTCAGGCAATTTGGGAACTTCCACGAGCCCGTGATGTCCCGCATCCTCGTGGCTTGGGAGGCGTTGAATGCGCGCACGGGAAGCCGAAGCGACCTGAGCTGGTCAACCACCCCAGCACCGATGCCGATCACGTCCACGACCGCCACAGGCTGCACCTGGTTGTGCAGGGCGGCCTGCACCAAGCTCGTGGTTTGGGTGGTGTCCAGCTTGGCGTGCCGTTCGAGCTTCTCCACCACGTCGCCCCACCGCCACGCGAGGCAGGTCTTGTCGTCCCCGAACCGGGCCACATCCACCCCGAGCACCAACCGGCCGGGTTGCGGGGGGCGGCCAGCCTCATCCCACTCCTGCCAACGCCTGTTCGCTGCCGACACCCACGACAGGGGGATCATGCTGTCGTCGCTGTCGGCGAACTCGCCGAGGACCTTGGCCTTGTAAAGCGGCGAGCCCTCGCCCCACCGCTGCTTCTTGTCGTCGATCCACGCCTTCGACACGAGCGTGTCCAACAGCAGCTGGGGCACCGGTTCGCCGGTGATGGCGGGCGAGTCGTAGGCGCTGATCTTGTGGCGGGTCCAGCCCGGCTCGGTCGTGCACACCTTGTAGAAGTGCGACCCGTTGTCGTCCGGGTTCCCGATGGCGAGGATGTGGGAGTCAACACCCGTCGCGAGCGAATCGGCCGCCACCCACAGGTGCCTACTAACCCCGCACGCCTCGTCAAGTATGACGAGCAGGTGCTTGGCATGGATACCGGAGAAGTTCGACTCCGAGTAGTCCGAGGGTTTCCGGCCGTACGCCACGAGCTGGTCGTCGATCTTCCACTCGGCGGCCTGCGTCACCCGCCCCGCAAGCCCACCCTTAGCGTGGACCTGAGTGATGTACCGCCACAGGATCGCCCGCACCTGGGCCGCCGTCGGGGCGGTCGTCACCACGAACGTGTCCTCCGGCGGGTTCACCGACAGGAACCACGCGACCAAACGTGACGCTAGGTGCGACTTCCCAGTCGAGTGGGCGGACTGGACCGTGACCAGCGGGTTCGTCGCCACAGACCGCATAACCTCGGCCTGCTTCGACCACACGTGCTCACCGAGCCGGTCCTCCACCCACGCCACCGGGTCAACCCGCCAACGCTCAGCCTTGCCCTGCCACTCCATCCGCTCGGCCAGTGCCGACGCGAAATCCATGGTCAGCCAACCAAACGCAGATGGTGGGCGAGCCGGCCGAACGCCTGCTGCCGCACATCCTCCGACAGCCCCAAGTCGTCCATCGTCGCCAACAGTGCCCGCTCAACGAGGCTGGTTTGCTTCTCCAACAGCCGAACCTGCCGCTCCGCCAGACCAGCTTGGATCGCCATCGTGGCGTACTTCGCCGCCCGGTCTCGCTCCTGGTTCTCCAAGCCCGCCAGGCCACGGACGTACTCGCCGGTCTTGTGCGGCGTGCCCTGCTCGTCGACCACGATGTTGTCGCCGACGAGGGCCTTCTCCAGGCCCTGTTCCTCCACGATCCGCTGCACCGCCGACGCATACCGCTCGGCTCGAACCACCGCCTGCGACAGCAACCGCAGGAGGGTTTCGCCGGGGTCGACGGTGGTGTCACCCAGGCCCCAGGCTTCCACCTCAGCCCTGACAGCTGCGCGAGCTCGAACCTGTGGGGCGTTGCCACCGTGCTTCTCGCACACCGTCGCACCCTTCACCGCCCACTTCGTGCAGGGCGTGCCATCAGCCTTGGTTCGGACGCACTTGCGACTCATCGGTGCCTCCGGCTGATAGGTCTAGGGCGGGGCGGCCAGTTGCCTAGGATGACCGCCCCGTCACGGTCCTCGCGGATTCCGCGTCTCGCGACCCGCCACGGATGCGCCCGTACTACGGGGAGAGCGTGGCTGACTGTCGAGACCGCCTCAATCCTACGGCGCAGCGTGAATGAGGAACGTCAACTCCCAGAACAGCAGGCCCAGCGGCACGAGGAACCCGAGCCCGAAGTGTCCACTGCGAGCATCTTGCACGATCGCGATGAGGGCTGCCACGCCGAAGCAGATCGCGGCGAGCAGGAGCAGGGCGAACTCCATCGGGGGCCTCCCGAGGTTAGAGCTTGGGCACGGTGACGTCGGCGCGTTCAGCGCGGAGCTTCCGCCACGTGGCCACCGAAAAGCGGAACGAGCCGTTGTCGCCCCACGCGGTCGACCACGAGTTGTCCGCGAGCAGCACGCCCTCATTCAGGGTGGCGCCGGGCTTGTACCCGCGGATCAGGAACTCGTGCCCGCCCCTGATCTGCCCGGTCGGTTGGACCATGCCGGCGGCATCGGGCTGGTCGAAACCCTCGTACCACGGGGCGCCGACAATGACGGGGGCGTAGCGGAGGGCATGGAGGAGGCCAGACACGCTGAACGCCCACGAGTAGCGGGTTATGTAGCCGAGGCTGCGGGCTGCCTTCGCTACCGCGTTGCCGGTGCTTCCGGTGTCGTCGGGCGGGTAGACGCCGGGGAACGCGTCCAGTTTCGTCGCCGACTCGTACAACTGGACGGCGATGTGTTCGGTGTAGCGGGCGGCTTCAACCGCGCTGGCGACATGTGGTTCGCACCCCAACCACCCGGCCATGGCGTTCCCGGTGCAACTGCCGAGTTGGCCTTGATCGAGGATCGGGGACCAGCGTTTCCACTCGACCGCCGCGGCGGGAGCGAGTTCCTCGAGTTCGACGGCGTAGTCGCGGGACCGTTCGTCGTGTTCGACGTGCCGACCGAGGCGCCCGGCGCCGGGTTGCTCGTCGATGCGCTCGAGGTGCACTGGTTCCTCCTGTGAAGTTTGGATGCCCGCCGCTGGCCGGGGAGTGTCAGCGGCGGGCGTTTCCGCCCATGCCCTCGGGGTCGCCACGGACGAGCGCGCGTCGGTCTCACGTGGGCGGCGCATGGGGGGTCTAGAGAGGCGTAAGCCCCCGGAGCGTTAGACGCTCAACGGGGGCTTACGCGGGGACAAGAGTCCCCTGCTGGACCTGACA